ATTAGTTTGTTCGTCAATTATAGAAAATTCTTTTTCTAAAATTAAAAGTCTGTCTTCGATTTCATTTTTTTGTTCTAAAAGCATTACAGAATTTTCATCATCATTTTCAGATAAAGAAGATTCTAGATAAAGATTTATTTCTTCTAATTTGGATCTTTCTTCTTCTAGAGAGTTTAGTGTTTTGTTCCTCATCATAGTTAAGCTTGCTACTGCTTTTCTTAATTTGTTATGTTGAGTTATTTTGTTATCAATTGCTTGTTCATATACTAGTTCTGGATTTGATTTTTCTATTCCTCCTAATAAGGAATTAAAAAATCCTGATATAAGGTTAACTATCCTGTTAAATAAATTCATGTTTCCTCCGATTGTTGAATGTAGTGAGTAAATTTAATGGAATAGAAAAACGAATGTTGAGATCCGTTTTCCCAAATTCCAAAGCTTGTTTGTTGTTTTGATTCTAAATAAGATCTTATTTTTTGAAGAAGTTGTTTATCTTTTTCTTTTGTTTCAGAACTTATACTATAATAATAACATGATTCTGTTTGGTTGTCAAGTAAAAAATATAAATTTTCTTCATTTTTTTCTAGTTCTCCGATTGACACGGTTCTAATTCTTGATATGTCTTTTGGTTCATGTAAATTTCCCATAATTGGTGTTGAATTTTTAAACCAGTTATAATTTGCAAGAAAGTTTGCAATGGCAGCATTTGCATTATCATAATAAGATCCAAGCGCTCCTTCTCCGACAATGTTAGAAATTAATTTATTGTCCATTAACCAAATAGAATTTATTAATCCTGATCTTGCATATTCTTGAAGAACGCCAAATGTAACATTATGTTGTAATTTTTGCGTTTTTGATAAGAAGAAAGGATCAGGAACAATATACATTACTTTGACCTCGCGATCTTTTATTTGTTCTAAAATTGCCAAGGTTGCTCCAGAGACCTTTGAAGCTCCGCAGAGGATAAACCAAATGTCTTGGTCGTTTCCAAGCTTAAGAGTTTTTGTTAGTTTAGGGACGCTAGATTCGTATTCTTCGTGTGTTTCACACTTTGGTAACCCTTTGCCCTCGTCTAACTCTATCGTCTTGTATTTGCCTAAATTTGAAAGCTTACGGCATATGTTTATGCCTGCATTGCCAAGTCCAATTGTTATCATTTTAATTCTCCTAAATTTCTTCCGACATTTACATTTACTTTGAACTTTCCAAGTTTTGTGTTTTCAAAGATTTCAACAATTTCTTTTATTCTTTGTTTCTCGGAAAGAGGCACATCCAAGATAATTGAATCGTGAACAAGAAATGCTACGTTGGTTTTGAGTCCTTTACAGTATTTTTGTATCGCGGATGCTCTATCAAGGAAATTATCTGAGGAGGTCGATTGGATAAGGTAGTTAAGCGAGTGGAAATCATCTGAAGGTATTGTTCTTCCAAATGGAGTAGATACAACTCCCTCCGCATAGTGTCTCTCCAATACCTTTCTCTTGTCATAGAAATCAGTTTCAATTGCTGTTGAAGTCGGATTGTAGAGCCATGCAAAAATCTGCTTCTTTGCATCATCTCGAGAAAGATTATTATTAAAAATGTTAGTTTGATTGAAATCATGAATGTCCTCCGATGGTTGGTTATGTCCCGAAAGGGATAAAAGCGTTCTTAATTCTGCTCCGTTGAAATCAAGTTCAACAAACACATCCCATTTGGGAACGACAATGTCTTTAATGGTGTTCTTAAGGTTGAGGATAGGGAAAGACCCTTCTTGAAGTCCCAAGCGCCCTGTAATGGTTCCCCAAGGGTTGTAAATAACTCTTAAAGGTTTATCCCAAAAGCTGTTTGAAAGGTGCATTGCTTTTTGATCTCGTTGGGCATGCCATTTCCATTTTTCCTTGTCAACTCTGATTGGTTGTTGAGCTATTTCTTTACACATTTGATTGATATTATGCATTAATCGGTAGTTTTTTGGTTTTGGATTGTTTTCGATTGTCCATTGGGTAATCTCGTTAAGTAGGTTGTAGTAGTGCTGAATATCTTTGGTTGGAACGAGGTCATAAAAACAGATATCGTTTAAGTTTACCTTAGATTTAATGAAAGATTTGAGGTGAGCCTTGATTTTCTTCTCTCTTGCTTCCAATCTATCTTTCAAATGTTCTGGGCAAGCTTCATTTATTGATTGACCCTGCATGATTATCTTAGCTAAGGTAACGTCTCTGTCACCAATCAATTCTGACCAATCCCAAGTTGCTGTTAAAGTCTCAGGTAGTTCTCTTATTCTTAATTTTCCATCAGCAAAATAGCCTCGGCATTCTTTTTTATCATCAATGATTTGAAATATCATTAGTCCTCCGGTTGTTGATTACGCTTTCTCAAGAAATCGTTGATACCTCCTGGTTTGTAAACATAAAAAAAGCGATATTGTTCATTAATATAACTTAAGGCTTGATCTTTGTCAAGTTTTTTTTCAAAAAAAGTTAATTTTTTTTCTATTACGTCGAACTCTGCTTTATTAAACATCATGTTTTCTTCGATATTTCTTATCTGATTATAGATCTTCAACCAATATAAATCAGAATAATCAGATTTATTTAATTGTAATTTTAAAACATTATTTTGTTTTGTTATATTACCATTATAATATAATTCTTTATTATAAGGAAATAAATTTATATATATATTATAATATTTATACAATATATTATTTATATTATTTATATCATTTATATATGTTTTATTAAAAGAAGCTGTATATATTTGTTGTTCAGTATTTTGATTGTATTTTGATGAAAACTCTTTTATTCCATCTGATCTTGTACCAGCAACCATGATCCATGGACAATTTGACAAAACAAAGAATCCAAATTCATTTGCAAGATTAACATAATCAGAAAATAATGGAGAAGAAACAAATTCTTCTTTTTGTGTATCGTCTCCACACTTTAAAGGAGCAATAGAAAAAGCCAATCCAGATGTAAAAATGTTTGAATTAACAGATTTCTGCCATCCTGTCATTGTTAAAGGAAAATTTGGACCTTTTTGTGATAAAAATGATAAAAAAGACTTGACATAATGTTTAAATTGTGTTATACTATTATGGAGTTTGTTTGTTTTAATATATTCATGAAAATCTTGTAATAAGTTATTTGCATAGTTTTCATATTCAACACTAGGAGATACATATGAGTAGTAAGCTATAGGCGAAGATAAGTACGGATCTTGAGATTTTTCTTTTGCCATCCAAGCCATTTGTACTTTAAATTGTTTGAAAGCATCAACAGCAAAATTGATGCCCTGAATTTGTTTACCGTTATCAGATATTGTTTTTATTACATCATCGTTAGGGATGATAGTTTCATATCTGCTATTAACTCTTTGATAAAACACTTTCTCGAACAGATTAGGTTCAAAATAAGCATTTTCTTTTTCAAATGCTCCTTCTTCGTTCCTAAAGTGTCCAAACCATTTTGATCTTTCTTGAAACAAATACCTCAATGGTCTTGTTGTGTTTTTTCCATTGTATTTCATTAATTGTTGCCCTCGATAGTATTGGTTTCAAATACAGAGATAATTTCTCCACAAGCTGCTGAATCAGTTCCATCGCCAACACCAGCATTGGCTAGTGAATTAGGCTCTTGTAGCTTAGTGATCAATCCATCTAAAGTATCATCATTTCCATCTTCATCACCTGAAAAGAAGAATCTAGCTTCAATTGAGGTTTTAAACCCTTCAACCCCTATTGTAGTCTTAACACTTGTGATAAGGTGATAACCACCAATACCCATTAGTTTAGCATAATTCATTACATCATTATCGATAAGTTTTTTTGAAGGATTTCCAAATTCATCTCCACCGATTCCAAATGGGTCAACATATATTTGCATTCCCGGAAAGAATAAGAAGTTACCATAAAGCTCCATTGAAACATTGTAAACATTTGATAGTTGAGCAAAGTCACCAAGACCTCGATACCTCATCATTCTGGATTCTCGGAGATAAGTGATATTGGTTTTGCTAAAACTAACCTTTTTCATTAACCCTGAGGCTGCACCAATATGAAAATGATAGATTCCTTGATCTAAATCATCAGAGTAGATTCCTTTTCCTTTATGTGTTAAAGGTTTCGAATCTGGATAAATTGCAACAAATGTGTACATATCATGAGCACCTCCTGTTCCTGTGTAGGAAAGAGGAATAGTTCCACTAGTAACATAAGGGTGATTTAAATTAACAATTCCATATTTTGCTGAAAAATTGCTTCCTCTATTTGTGAATAATTTTAGCTGATCGTTTTGTTCTTTACTTCCAAACATTTGAGCTTGTCTGAAGAAAAGTGTTTTATCATGTTCTTTGTTATAACAAACTTCTGTTAAAATATCTCCCATCAAACGATTTGCAAGAATCAATATAAAATCCATTAATGGATAATTGTATCTTTCTGATGCCAATATTTCTTCTGTAAACCATTCTTTGAAGAAATCTAAAGATATTGGAATTGACGCAAGATTAACTTGAACGGTTTTTGTAGAAGGTGGGGTACCACTACTGTAGGGTAGGTGTTCATTAAATTCAAAATCTGTTAAGATAATGGAAACATTTTCTGTTCCTTGAACTCTTGTTCCATTTTGTTCGTAAAGACAATCCATCAAGACATAAAGCAAATCTCCAAGAAAAAAGAATTTTTTTGTTTGTCCTGCACTTGCTGAAAATCCTGAATCCAAACTAGTTTCAATTGTTGGAACATGAGTAAAGGTTCCTGATTGCTTAAAGGTTCTAAGCTGTGATTGGTCTGTTACTGTAACTGATCTTAATAAGCCATATTTAACCAATCTTCCTTGAATCGATCTAGAAGATTGTTTAGTTATCTCAAGTCTTCTTTGTTCAATTGCTGCTGTAAGTTTTGCTAATTGAGATTTTGTACATTTTCCATCTTTTATAAGATCTCTTAAATTATCTAATTCATCCTTAAGTTCTTTTTCTTGTTGTTGCGTTACCAATGCATTAAACTTGTAAGAGCTTAATAAAGCATCTGGATATCCAAAATAATTTATATTTAAATCAATCGTTCCATCATCTGCAATGTTAATATCATGATCTAATGCTGAGAACAAAAAAGATTTGTTTTGTTTATCAATTGCTTCAAAAAATTCATCTGGGTCGACTCCTTGAGAAGTGATAAGATTTCTAGTTGCCGGTGTATCTTGATAATTCCAACCAACATCAATTTTTATCTTGTAATCTACTGGTTTGTAAAACTCTCTAAAGAAAGCATCAACACCATCTTCAACAAGATTGTCTGATGTTGAATTAACAATTAAATCAAGAAATCTAAATTTTGTTTGTTGCTTTGTTGATGGGTTTGTACTAACTGTCATGAATGTATCTCTTTGTGCGACAAGATCACCAAAGTCTTGAAATTTTAAAGACATTGTTGAGCGAACCCATTTTTGTGCCGTAGCTGGTGTTTCTCCATCAAAGTCAAACGATATTGATTTTATCCCAACACCGCCACCACGAAAGATAGTTCTGTTTTTTATTGCTTCTTGATAATTGATTGGCTGTAAGCTTCCACCACCATCAAATTCTCTCTCAGTTGTTATTCCCGTGAATGGGACATCGATTGTTTCAATTACTCCTGGTCTATGCAATATCTTTTGTATTTTAATCTTTGGTACCAACAAGCCTTGAAGAACTGGTGTGATTTCCAAAAAAGGTTTAGCAGATGCTTTTTGAGAATATAAAGAAGTAAGTGTTTTTGAGCTGTTGCTGCTTTGCACTCTTAAAAATCTATTGCCAAAATATCCAAATTCATGAATTTTTTTATTCACAGCTAGCTCTGATTGATTGGTTTGATCATATTTTGTTGCAAGACCTTTGAGATTTAACAATAGGGCACATTGTTCTAATAGTTTTTGTCTTTCGGCAATTTCTTTTTTGGATATTTCATCTTCTTCGTATCCAAGGTTTGCGTTAGAACCGGTTTGTTTGGCAAGATTTTTTGCTATTTCTTTTAGTAAATTATCATCATCAATATTGGAGTCAAAAAATTCTTCTAAGTTATCAAACAATAATCCTTTTAGAATATTTACTTTATTTTCAACAATAATTTGAGACAGTTCATTTTGAGAATACTCAAAAGCTTGTTTATCCATTTCTTTTGTTAAATTAAAATATGATTTATTAGTAACCGGATCAGTGACCCTTGTAAGTTTATTGGTTTTTAAATTAATTGCAAATTGGTAATATTTCTCAAGTATTTTTTCTTCAACATTGTAGTTAAATCTATCAAAGCCTCCACGAAATAAAGGAGCGCTAATATCATATGTAAGAACGTTTTTTGCATTTCCTGATACTTTATTAGATAATATTAACAACGGATCAGAGTTTATTTGATATTGTCCTTTTTGAAGTATTATTGATTTGTAATTATCAAAACCAATTAAAAATCCTATAATCTTCTGATCATTTGGGTCTGGACTAGAAGGAAGTTTTTTGATCAATTTTTTTTCTTGTGGCCATGGACTTGGTGAATTAGTATTAGATGTTGCTCTTATCTCTTGTCCTCCATTAGCATGAGCTACTTTTCTAGCATCCCATACACGAGCTCCATTGAATGAAACAAATCCTTGAGAAAATTTAGTTCCCAAAACACTTTCAGAAAGCAATGTTTGTTCATTTCTACCATCTGTGTAATTTTTTAACAACATATCCGATTCATCTAATGTAAGTTCGTTTTCTAAATTAGCTAAACTACTAAATCCACCATATTCTAAAATAAAAGAAGTTGCAATTGAAATCTTTTTTACAAACGTATCAAAAGAATAAAACCCGGGTTGAACACCGTCTATGATTTTAGCCAAATCTCTTACAGCACCTAAAAAACTCTTTTTAATGTTTAAAATTGTTGGATCATTCCAATAATTTAAAAATTCATTGCTTGGTCTTGATGTTTCTAGTTTTCCAATTTCTTTTAAAAAGTTTTCTATTATTTCTAATTCTTTAGCATTTCCCTCAATTCCAGCAGGATTAATGCTCTCAGCATATGATTTTGTCTTAAGAATATCCATAATGCCAAGTGTAGTTACGACTCCACTTGTATTACTACTTACTCCCCAAATGTACCAAGTAATTGGATTATTTGTTCCATAATCCTCAATAACTTTAGTAGTAAATACTCTATTATCTTTACCGTCACCATGACCCAATAACCAATCAACATCCGTTGAATCTATTGAGGCTCCTTCAAAGAATACACCATCAAAATCATAATAATCATATTCAAATTCAATTGGAACACCATCTGAATCTTTGTATTTTTTAAAGTCGTCATTAGATATTTCATTTTGACCAGATGCAACGCCATACCAAATTTCAGGAGTAACTTCAGTATCAAGTATTTTTCTGTATCTAGAAGCATCTTCTGCTTCATCAGCTGAAACTTGTAACCATTTTCCATTGGTTTTAAGTTCTTTTACTATGGTATCTCTGATCGTCTGTATAATACTCATGTAAATAATCCCATTACAATTGAAAGGTTAGTTGGTATTCTTATCTCTTGTCCCTCTTCAACTTCCGCTTCTGTTGGAATAAAGTTAAATCCGGCAATAACCCACCATTTTGTTTTGTCTCCATAAAACTTTGCTGCAAGCTTCCAAAAGCGATCTCCATTTTTCCAATAATATCTTTGAAATGGAACTCTATTGTACTCAACCTCGGTCAATCTTTTAAATTGAGGAGTTTGATATTGAGTTATCTGTTGAACTCCGCGATCTTCAAATATCTCGTCTGTTCTGTATTCTTCTGTGTCGTTAATAACTTTATTTCTTGAATTGTATCTTGACATGCTTATCTCCTAGAAAGGCCAACTTTTATCACTCATTGGACCATTATTGTTGTTGAAGCCACCCATTCTATCATGCAGAGGAGAAAATGAAAAATTCAATGTAATTTCTCTAGGAACATTCTCACCAGCTCCAACCTCAACACCATCTGTTGTGTTATAATCAATTCCAAAAGAAGTAAAGAACCCTGGCAACATATCACTTTCTGAGAGGACTTCATAGCCTCCAACAAGTAATGGACTACATTTAACTGCATACAATGGAGGAGCTTTTAGAATGTTTGGTCTATCTATTAGTACATTACCAGTATCATAAACAGGATACATAGTTGAAGCCATAAGTTTTACTTGTGTAAAGAAATCAGATGTTTGTGTTTCTGACTCTATCTTGATACTAAATGATATTTCTCGAGTTGTTCCGGAATAAGTTTTTATCTGATCAATTCTTCCATAAACTGCTTCTTGGTTTATATTTGCAGAATAACTATCACTAAAGGATTGAATGTCACCAGTAAATGACCATATTTTATTTCTTGCAAAGGAATAGACATGAACCTGTTGATCTGTTTGATTGCCAAAAGTTTTTAAAAGACTACCACCCATTTTATTTTTCCTTTATTATTGTTGCATTACATTATGAATGTAAGCATCAAGTTGTGTTCCATCTGCAAGAACTAGTTTCAAGTTTCCAAATGAGTTGTTAATACTGTAACTTGGATTAAACGTATTGCTTAAAGAATAACTTGCAGATGCGCCTGCGGCTTGTCCTGCTATATACTTTCCACCTGATGCAATTGTCGCCATTGAATTCAATGTTGTCATTAGTTCAATTTTCTTTTGATTTCCCAAGCCTTCTAAAGCAGCAGAAGCATCTTTTATTCCCTCCGCTAATAGATAAACATTATCAAAAGCTCCATCAAGCATTGCCGAAGCAAATAAATTCAACTCTTTGAACATTGAAGATAAACTTGAAGCTACCATATCAACAGCATAAGCCACTCCTCCCATCGCAAGACCTAATAATAGTATCAAAGCAATAGCACCTCCTCCAACAGTTTGAACAGCAACTAATGCAGGAATTATTGCTGCTAGAGCATAGCCAAAAGCAAATAGTCCAAGTGCAGCTGGCAATGCAGATTCTCCAAGGCCTCCAAAAGCTTTAACAAGATAAGAAATACCAAATGCCGCAACACCAATAGCAGCACCAATTCCTATAGCAGCTAAAACCAACACACCAATTCCAGCAGCACCCGTTAAAGCAGCTGCGGCAATTATTTCTATAGCAGCTGCTATTCCACCAGCAGCTGCTGGCATTTGAGACCCAGCTACAACAGCAGCCTCTCCTGCTCCAAATAAACCAGCTGTTAAAGGTCCAAATAATGCCAAAAGTGGACCAATCGTACCGCTTAAAAATGCCCAAGCACCACCGAACAATACAAGAATAGGGATCAACCCACCAGTGTAAGTATTGATCCAAGCAATACCAGTAGCAAATTTTTCAATCAAATCAATAGCATATTCTAAAAATCCCATAAATTGCTTGTTTGCAACAATAGATTGAATCGCATTTGCAAACTTTTCTTGCAATGGTATAGTAGCTTTAACAGCATCAGCAAACTTTTGTTGAATATCAGCTTGTTTGTTCATTTCTTTTTGTGATCTTCTGTAAGCTCCAAGAGACATGCCGAATATCTGGTTTGCTTTAGCCATATCAGATATTCCAGCGGCATTTGCAATAGCTTTTTGAGTGAACCTATCCATTTGAGAGAACTGTTGCCCAGATGCTTGAACAGATTTAATAATTTGTTCAATTCTTTTGTCTTCATCCATCATTAACATTCTTGTTGCTGACATTTGAGACCCAAGAACAGCATTAAGTTTTGCTGTTGTTTCAGCAGCATCCGCAAATGTGTCAAATTTCTGTGCAATTCCAAGTAATTCTGACATTTCAACACCAGAGTTTCTTGCAGCAGCAGCTAAATTCTTGAATATCTTTATTGACTTTGTTCCTTGTGCAGCAAGAACTGACGAAGCAGCTGAAAAGTCTTTTATCATTCTTTGTGAAGATAGACCAATATTAGTCCCGATCATTGCAAGTTCTTGAGTTAACTCGGCAGCTTGTTTATTAGACACACCCATTGATTTGGTCATTATATTTAGGGTTTGTGTAAACTCTTGACCTGAAACACCAAGTCTTTGAAAGTCAGCTCCCATTGCTCCAAGCTGTTTTACTGATTCAAATGACATATCGTTCATTCCGATAAGATTATCATTGAAAGCTAAAAGAGCTTGAGAAGTGTTCTCCATGGATCTTCCCATTTCGTAACCTTCAAGCTTAACATCTGATAAAACATCTTGAAACTTAGTTCCAGCACCTGTCGCAGCAGCCATTTTTGCACCAGCAGCATCAATTTGCAAGGCTAGTCCAACGTAAGACTCCAAAATAGAAGCGGCAATATTTTGAGCAGAGAACATTTGCTTTGCTGCTTTAGCAAACTTCTCTTGTTCTTCTTTTGAAGATGCAATTTTCTTTCCGATATTTGTCCAACCTTGAACAGTTTTCAAGAGTTTTGAGTTTCCAAGTCCAATCTTTGATGCAATTCCTCCAAGAATATCATCATATTCTGATACATTTTCTTTTAGTTTATCTACTATATCATCTTGTTTGTCTAATTTTTCGTTGAGATTTTCAACAGTTAAATTAACTTCTTCGAATTCTCCATTAAACTTAGTTATTTCCTTTGTTAATTGATTTTCAAGTTTAAGAAGTTCTTGTCCTTCTGTGATGCCTTTTTGTTTCATATTGGAAATACTTTTTTGAAGATCTTCTATTTTTCTCATCTCTTCTAAAATTATTTCTTGCTGTCTTATTTCTGCATCACGCATCATGCCGAACTGTTCCATGGTGGAAAGTTCTAATCTCATATCATCAATCTTGTCTTTTCTATTTCTAGCTTCTTTGGCTTGTCTTCTTAAGCGATCTTCTGCTAAGAGGTCCAAAGTCCTGTCAAGTTCAACATGTTCTTTTTTCTGTTCGGTAACTTCTTTTGCATTTTTTACATCATTTTCATTCGACATCTATTATCCCTCGTCTTTGAATGGCCAAGTGATTCCCGTTGTTTGTTCAAAGTGTCCAACGGCTTGGTCCAACATCTCTTTTGTTTTTTGAGATTGAGGATGGTCTTTTCCATGCTTGATAAAATTATCAAGATATTCTTTTTCGGCCATAATTGCTCGAGAATAGGCTTTAACGTCTTCAACCTCTCCTCGTATCACAAACTTTAGTTTGGGGCCTTCATCGTCCTCTGAGAGCCTTTGATGAGCTTTTAAATCAGCAGTCATTGTAACATCTTCTCCATACATATAACGTAGAAATGTTTTGTTCCAATCTGCAAATGCTCTCATCCAAGATTCGGTTAATAATTTCTTTTTTGTAAAGTCTAGTTCCATTAGTAGTTCCTCGCTTATTAATAAGTAGTTTAATTAAAAAAACCCGATTATTATCGGGTCTTCTTTGATGCCTTTTCGGCGGCTTTGTTTTCTTCTTCATATTGTTGAACCAATCTTTGGTAAAACCAATTTCTTAATCCAACGGGCAAATTGTAAACTTCGATAAAAGACCAACCGCCATAATGTTTCATAAGAAATATTTGTTCATACAATTGTTTAGAATATTCATTGTTTAGGCCAAAAAAACTCCGCTCCAAGCGGCACCTCCAATTCTTGTTCATAACCACAAGATTTGCATGCAAAGTCAAATTTCAACTCAACATTTGGAGAGATTTCTTTGTAAAACTTTTTAAGAGTTAAAGAATCTTTAAGAGGCATAAGATCAATAAATTGATTAACCATTCCTTTGTCTTGGACACCATTAGCTGAAACAACCATTAGTTTGTATTGGTCTGTTACTGTTGATTCATCTTTTTTCTTCTTTTTAGAATCTGTCATTCTTTCCACAATTAAACGCTCTTCTTTTGAGGTTAATTGTTTAATTTCTAGAGTAACACCAGATTGTGGCAATTTTAATTCATAAAGACCTTTTTCGTTTGGTTCCAAAGAAGATCCATAATGAATTGATTTATCGTTTAAATCATATGTTACTTGATTTTTAGTGAAACAAGAAGGACATACAATTTCTGTATTATAGTCTGGACCGTATCCTGTTATTCTTGAGTCTATAAGAATAGCGTTTTTGTCTCCAATCAAAATAGAATCAAGTTGAATTGATTTGTCCACCAAGATATTTTGGATAAAACGATCAAGTACAATTCCTTTCTTTATTAAAGATTCAGATGTTAAAATATCTTCGTCTTTTGCTGTCATTTGAAAAACTTCAATTACTTCTTGATCTTTCAAAGGATGACCTTCGGGATATCCTTTTCCTTTTGAAGGAAGATCGACAAATAATGTCGGCTTAACAAAGTTTAATAATGGGTTTTCGGTTGGCTGTTGTGCGGGCTCAACCGGAGGCCCGATTCTATCATTGTTGTTTCTGCTCATTTTTACTCCTATTCTAAGCTAGCTTGATGTTTTGGTTGGTTTTTTGGTTGTCTTTGATTAACTCTATTTCTAATTTTTTCTTTCTTTTCTAGTTGTAATCCTGTGCTTGCTTCACCAGTTTGGAAAAATGGAGACGCTTCATCAGTTGTCTCTGGTCTTGCAATGTCATATGAAAAAGTAATTGAAATTTCATTTAATTCATCAGAGCTGTAATCTCCACCACCAAAATCAATTTCAGATATCAAGATATTTTCTATAATCCACTTCTCATTAGCATCATATTCTTTTTGATAATGTCTTTCGATTTCAATTTTATTTAATTTTCCACCAGATTGGATAAGAACGCCATCCAACCACGTTTCAACAAAGCCTTCATTATAAACACCATTTCCTCGAGAAATTAAAAGTCCAGATTTTTGTTGGTGGTCGTCGAGAATATTAGCCATCCCAAACCAAAACATTTGTGTAGACATATCTCTTGTTGTTATATCTGTTGTTTGTGGAATCATAACATCAGCAAATGTAACTGTTATTGGCTGCCACTTAGTCGGTCCTGGCTTGTATACTGCGTTACCGCCAAATCCTGTTTGAATTTCTTGCTTCTCTTGTGATAATTTTGGAAATTGTGCTGTCTTTACCCACCAAATAATACCGCCAAAGTTCAAGGAAAACCTAAACTTTGGCAATATTTTCATATCCGGACTTGTCCAAAAAGACATTTAAACCTCTGTGTTATCCATTAGTGAAGAAATCACTACCCGCTTTCGCACCGTTTTTAAATTCGCAAGATGCCCAATCGTATTTAAATGACAATGAAATTTCTCTCATATCTTCTGAACTATAATCAAAATCTCCAAACTTTACGTTTGTAATGAAAGCATTGTGAAGTGTCCACTTTTCAACAGTATTTCCCTCAGCGTCTTGTGTTTCAATTGAAAGTTCTCCATTGTTTCCAACAAGAGAAGCTTTAGTAAATGTTTTAAATGCATTATCCAATTCACCAAATTTTGGAATTTCATATCCTGCTGCTTGGATCAAAGAAAGTGTCTTGTGAACAACATCATTATCACCAGCTGGGTCAACAAGAGTTACTTCAACATCAGACCATTTGATTTTTCCGGGAAAATTGAATACGTGATCTGAAAAAGCGTGTTCAATTGATGTGATTTCATAAGATGGTGCTGTAACAGATTTAACGTACCAAGCTATTTCTTGATTGAAAAGTCTAACCAAAAATCTATATTTTCTTTTAGGATCAGCGGCTGGTGAACTCCAAAATGTCATAATTTATTTCTCCTGTAAATTCTATTATTAAATAGTGGTGTAGATTAGAATTCTACACCAGATCTTGAGATAATAAAGTCAACTGCAATAAACTCTATTGATCTCGTAGGCTTGATAAATATCTTAGCATACATGATGTTTCTATCTACCAAGTCTTGTGTTGTTGTTTTTTCATCAAGAACTAATTTAAACTCAGATATTCCCAATCTATTTTGAACATCAACCAATTCTCTTTCTGCTCTTGACTTAAAACGATTCCAAGTGGTGCTTACATTTTGATCAAACAAAATAGTATCAGCGATAAGTCCAATTCTGTATTTAAGGAAAATCAACAATCTTCTAACATTAATTCTGTTAAGAGCAGAATCTGTTTGTTGAAGTGTCTTTTGTCCAAAGATTACAATTTGATCCATTGAAGGAAATCTTGCAATTGGATTGATATTGTTTTGATACAAGTCGTCGCGATCATCTTTTGTTAAGTGCTCCCAAGTTCCTGTTATAATTGGACCTTGAGATCCACCAAGTTCGTTGATACCACCACGATTGAATCCTGCGGGTGCAAACCATAAATCTGAAGCTTTGTCAGACTTAGCTAGGGCACCAATTGCAGCAACCGATGGAGGCACGTACAATACGTCATTTTGGCCGCCTATTCTATCTCTTAAACGTACCCAGGGATAATAAGCAGCTGCATAAGATGTATTCAATTTTCTTCCTTCAAGAGAAGTAATTGTTCCATTGATACCACCAGTGGTAACAGAACCATTAGATTCATAAGCAGGCTTGTAACCGCCTTCGATATCGATAATAGCCAAGTGATCTTTTCTTTCAGCTGCAACTCTTAAAACCTCATCAGTAACATCTGTGTGTGTGATACCTGGGATTGCAAGAACATTATATTCAACGACCTCGGGATCTTGAACTGACTCAAGAGCTTTGAAAATAGAATTATAAGCATAAGATTCTTGTCTTGTTTTATCTGTCAAGTTTTTATTTGAGAATGGCTCAACTTCTTTAAGATCTAATCCATCATGTCCTCCAAAGAAAGGGACTCTAAATTGACGAACTTTGTCTTGGAAAAGGTTTTTAATTGAACCTTGAGCTTTTGAATAAGAAGTACCAGCATCATAAGAACCTGATTCGTAATAATATTCATTTGAATTGGTATTGCTTTGTACAACATCATCAAGAGAGAATATATAAGAATACTCATGAGAAGCAGGAAGTGATTCATTTTCGCCCAAGTGATGATTTAAATTAAGTGTTGCATTGCCGGGAAGAACTCTTACCAAATCAATGAAAGAGTCGTCTCTTGTTGTTGCTGTCGCTCTATGGTGACGAACACCTTGGAAATCTGTTTTTGCAAAGTTCTTTCCATTTGAATTGGCGTTTTCTACTGTGAGTCTTAAAGATGGGAACACAAAAGAACCTGAGAATGCTTCAGGAACATTAGCAAAAATATTAGCATCTCCACCAGCATGAGGCACATTAGCATTAGCCACAACTGATGCGTGAGCATATGCTGTGTTACCAGATAAAGGAGTAACAGCTTTAGCAACAACTTGTGAACCACTTACAATTGAAAATCCTTTTGGTCTTAAAGGACCAAGACATCCAACAGGAAGAGCATGAGCGTCTTCTAATTGTTGAGAAGTAACAGCAGATGCCATTTCAACATAAACATAATTTGATTTGTTTGTGTATTCTCCTCGAACATTGTATTTTGTGTTTGTTGCATCCCAAGAAAGATATTGGTCACCAATTGCTTTTGCAATATATTTTTCTGATGAAGGATCTAAATTAAGACCTGAGAATTGCTCAACTGCATTTCCGTGCTTATCTTGTATTTCAAGTGTAAATGTTGAATTTGGCTCAACATCATTTCCAAGTGTCAAGTCTTTGATAGCAACTTGATATCCAGCTTGCAACCATTCACCTTCATGAAGAGAAACAAGACGGAATAGTTTTTCTCCATCTTTATTATCTTCAGATTTTCTGTTTAAGAACCAACCAGTTTTTGCTGGTAACATATCTTTTTTATGATCTCCATAATTTAAAGAACCAGAATCAAGAGCTAAGATAATACCTAATTGAGCACCAGCTGTTGTTGAAGTTCCACCATATTCATGAACAGATTGTTCAAATGTTTCACCAAGAAAATAGTTTTTGTTTGTTAATCCAAAATTTTTGTTTGCCTCAAGTAATTGAGGGTTAGTATTAAACTGGTTTCTAATGTATTTCGAAGAACCTGGTGTGAAATCAATAGTCTTTTTTGTAACTTCTTCATCACTAGCATCTCTTACTTCAATTGTGAATCGATTTGCTGAAGTACCTACGGATTTAATCAAAGTACCAACAGAAGATGTAGTGTCTGTTACGCCATCACCAGCGATAGTTCCTGATAATTGAACCGATCCACCGTTAACATAGAAAATAGCCGCTAGAGAACCAGTAGCATTTGAATCATGAGAAGCTGAAGGTAAAATAAACAATCCATAAGCTGATTTATTGTTGGCAATTGTAGAAGAAGGATTTGAAGAATTAGCAATATTCCAACCAGCATATTGAGCATCTGTTGTAGCATCAGCAGATTTCTCTCCTAATAGTCTTAAAAATGTAACAGGAGTTGTTTCTGAAGCTAAGTGGGCTTGTGCAGCATAAACAGCATAAGTTGGCCCAAGAGTGTTACCATCTCTCCAGACATCGTTGTTCTTATTTCCTTTTCCAGAAATTCCCAAACCAAATATTTCGTTAAAATCTTGAAGATTTTTAACTTTGATTGGCTTCATAGCAGGACCTGAAAGAGAGCGTCCAATAATAACTGGGCCGGTATCATCAGATACAACTGATGGTATTTGGGATTCATCAACTTCATTAAGTTGGATTCCTGGTGATATAAAATCAAATCTTGTAGGCATTTAAATTCTCCTTAAATAAACTTTTTTCTCTAATAAGTAGTTGTGAAAAAACTGAAACGCTTAATCTCTATAGTCATTATCTTTCTTTTTCCATGGAACTTTATCACCAACAATAGATCTTTCATCAGTTATTCTTATTTTTACTTGATTTTCTCTTCTAGAAAGAGTTGGTCGAGTTCTATTAAAACCTTCTCCAACTAAATATCCAAGTACTTTAATTTGAACTTTTGTTTCAAACATTCTTTCATCTTCACCAATATTTGTTGTATTATTATTCATAGAATAATCTTGTTGAATAAAAGCTTCGTATCTGTGCCCATCTCTTTTCAATAAAAAAGAATTAATTTGCCCTGTTGTTGTAATAAATGGTTGCATAAGATCATTCATTTGCTGTTGATATTCTGTTCTTAGTGTTATAGAGTATGTCGTGTTAACATAAACAGGGATAGGAGCATTGTAGGTATTATAGATTATCTGATTATTATCTTTTACTTTTCCTGTTTGTTGTTGGTTATTTGTGTTTCTTGTTCTTATTGAATTTTGGAAGTTTTGAGTTTTATCCTGATTAATATTAGAATCAACAGGTGTTGCTCCACCTTTATAATCTTGTTGTTCAAATAGATTTGCTTGAAATGATCCTTTAAATGAAGGATCTTTTGTGATTGAATCACGATTAACAGTAATTAAAGGCAAGATTAATTTACCAACTTTATCTCTAATTGTTTGATCATTCTTGATTTGCCAGGTTCTTTCAGTTCCAAGCCACAATACTGGTACTTTGAATAATCCTTTGTTTGTTGTTGTATGAAGATCTAAAGTATTTTCAACCCATTCATAAATGCTTGTATCAATTGTTTCGATTGTTGAAGCTTTAAATTCAATATTTTTTGTTGTCATTGTTTACTCCGCATTAAATACGCCATCTCTTGCTCTTATACAATCAGCAATAATCTCAAATTGAGTGTCGGCTTGGCCGAATAGGTGTTTTGGTTCATTTGTCTTTACAATTTCATAAAAAATTGAACCATATCTAACAAAATCTCCTTCTCTTACAAAAAGATTTTGATCTTCTGTTAATCTTCTTTTATGAAACATGACCTTTAAAGTGGTTTTTTTGTCTAAACCAATATTGTCAATGACATTTGTTTCAACACCACCATATTCAACTCTTGCAAATACTCTAACAGGAGGAAGAAAGGTTTTCTCTATGGCTTCACCATAAAGAGGATGATAGTTCGTATGTTCAATATCAATTGGAAAATATAAGATTTGTTGGCCAACAACTCTCTCGATGATTTCATCGTTGACTTGCTTTACAAGGTTTTTCTCTTTCTCTCCAAGAAACATTGGAGGAGGCGGAGCATCTAATTTTGACCATTTATCATCTGACATTTATTTTATCCTACAAAGATTCCGAGAGGTGCTTTCTGTACAATAGAGTTTTGATTCTCAACCATGTTCTTATCTGTTTCAATAAGTTTATCATATGTTGTCTCTTCAAGTATTTTTCTTAACTCTTCTTTTAACTTGTCTTGTTCTTCTTTAGCTTGACTCAATAGATCGGAAGCATTGAGAGTTATATTGTCTCCCGGTATTGGTATGTTACCTCCAAATTTGCCTCTTATTTGGCCGAGGGTCTCTTTTGAGAGCGCCAAAGCAAATCGCCTTATCCATTGCTTACCCATTGAGTTGATAGACTCATAGGGTATGTTTTGGAACGGCAAAGTATTCATATTGTTCACGCCATCTTGTCCAACATTTGTATCGTCTGTAAATGGGCTTGAATTCCCATCAATTGTGAATCTAAACCAAAACTTCTCCGGTGAAACAGTGGAAGGTATTGGATACAATCTTAATTTATTATCAATAATTTCATATGAATAATGCGAGGTTCTTGTGTAAAGATGATCTTCATAAGAAATTGCTTGAAGTTTATTTTGCCATGCCGGAATTACTTGAAATGAAGAATCATCAGCATATTGACCATAATTATGAAAGTTTCCAACAACATTAAGACCACCATAATAACCATAAAACCTCCACATTTGTTGAGGAGAAATATAATACATTTTTCTTATCTTGATTCTTTTGTTCCCAACAGAACCAGAGAATGGTGAGCCTGATTCTAAAGATGCAGAATAAACAAGATCTTGAAGGTCATAATCTTGTTGTCCAGAAACAGTTGAGATAGAAGCTGAATAGATTGGTTCTGTTCCTCCAACACCTGCTTCAGTAGCAAATTTATCACCCATTTTAAAAGCATAGTCAAAGGTGAACTTTGGGTATTTGAGAGAAGCACCATCTGCTCCTGCTGTTGTTTCGCCTTTGTGATCAAAAGAGGCTGTTGGAGATCCAAGAGCTGGACCTAAAGCATTTTTTGCTTGATGTTGATTTATTATATAAGAGTACTCAAGAACTGCTTCTTCATAATTGGCATAAACATTTTGTTCTGTTAATTCAATATCAAGAACATCACCTCCAAGTCTTTTATAAGTAAATTTGACTTGTTTTACTGCTCCTGTTATAAATTCTACTGATCCTGTGTATATACCTAAAGGACAAGCATCAGCAACTTTGGAGTAAGTTCCTGTTACCGGAAGAACAATTGCCGATTGTGTTGAAGTTGGTGTTAAAGTTGGTAATGACATACATAAAACCTCCGTTCGAAGTAAATAGTTTTAGGATAAAGAAAAGCCCCAAGCAATTGGAGAGGCAAGGGGCGAGAGCGGAGGACTAACATATGTTAAATTTTTATTCTTCGGGAGATTGTTTTTTGGCTTCGGCTTTCTTTTTCTCAGCAGCAGCTTTCTTTTTAGCAGCTTCAGCTTTTTTCTTTTCCTCTTCGGCTTTGCGTTTGGCTTCCTCCTCTGCCTTTCGCTTTGCTTCTTCGGCTTCACGCTTTTTGCGTTCTGCTTCTTCTGCTATTCGCTTTTCTTCTGTTTCTTTTTCAAGTCGAGCGTCAATGAGTTTTTGGTTTTGCTTTTCTACACCGCAACGACGTGCAACCACAGGATCAATTTCTTGTCCTGTGATTCGCATCTTTCGTACGAGTACTTTAGCTCTTTTTGCTTTACGTCCCATAGATCACCTATTATGAAGTAGCAAATGTTGCTGCATTGTCAGCATGTTGCGCGATAATGTGTCCAGTGATGTACCAGTAAGTACCATCTGAAAAGCACTCAATCTGTGAGCCGGCTTTTGCAGAATTTGTCCCACTAGCACCTTTTGCAAGTGTTACTCTAATTTCTGTATCACCAACAACCGCCTCAGTGGTTTCGACTGATGCTCCATTTAACAAATGAACAATAGAGCCTATCAAATAATCACCTGACTGTGCTAAAATTACAACATCACCGGTAGTATGTAATGCCCAGACAATTTTAAAATAAGCGCCATCTTGAGCAGCCGGCAAAGTTAAAACTCCGGGTGCTGCATTATTAATGATATATAATTCACCAGTTTCTGCACTCTGAATTGATTTTGCAGAATCAGAAATCTTTTCTGTTCTTTGTCTACTCGCAACACGAGCAGCTCTTCCAACTTTAGCCATAATATAATCTCCTTAATTAAAAAAAGTTGAGGTCCTTAACGACCTGTTCATAATAAGTAGTTTCTCCAAAAAGAAAAAACCCCCAAACCAAAGTTTGAGGGAATTTTTTGAAAAGCTAGATTCAGAATCTAAGATTAAGAACCTTCCTCTCCAAGAAGACCACGAACGATAACAAGACCGTACATATCAGGACGAACCATCTTCTTACCGTATCGAGTCATTACGCCTTTACGTGGCACAAAGTCTTCGACACCGAAGATTGTAGGTGTTGTTTGTAGTGGAACGTAAGGAGCATAAACGTATCCAGACTCAAGGAATGAGCCACCTTTACGTCCAACAAGAATAGCATTTCTTGGGAAGTAAGGGTCAACGATTACGTCAAACTTACGAGAAAGAGAACCAGCTTTAACAGCACCGATTTGACCTTTGTCAGCATCAGCAGTTACATTAGCGCGGAATCCAGAGGTGAACTCAAGAATGTTAGCAACTTCAGGACCACAAACGATGTAGTTAGCTCCACCACGAAGTGTTTTCAAGTGGATTTGTGCAGAAACGTCATTGATGGTTTCGATAAGAGTTTCGTACCATTCTGAAACAGTTCCTGTGAAGTCAGGAGCAGCAGATGTAGCACCAAGCTCAGCACCAGTTGAACGATTAACGAAAAGACCAGGTGAACGAGACCAGTAATATGTTGCAGCAGTAGCACCATTTACAAGATCCGCAAGAAGTTCACGGTCGATTTCCAAAGCAATTTGTTCTGAAAGAATCGATGTAAGTTCTACCTCGGCATCCAAGTTGTGGTATGCATTCAAGTCTTGACCCAACTCAGGTGTCCATTTAGCTTTAAGCTTTTTGGTTTGAGCTGTAATCGCGATTGAATCAACTTTGATGTCGATTTCTGGCAATTCACCGCTTCCTTCAAATGGGAAGTTAAATCCATCAATAGCGCCAAGCTTATCAGCAGTTGAAGTAAGCTCATCTTTTTCTGGATGATCGATTCTAACATTACCATCCGGATCAACTCCAGCCAAAGCAGCAGGACCAACAAAGAAAAAGTTAATGTTAGTTCCATCATCAGAAGTCAATCGACGAATTAACTTAGTGTCATTATCATTAACAGCTGTGCCACCACCATCAGAATTAGCCAAAGAAGAACCTGAAATGTTAAAGGCTGCCAGATTTTTAAAATCTGCATTACTAAAGTCACTTTTAGGAATAGCTAATTTTAAAATATAGGAAGAAGTTTCAGCTAGAATATCTGGATCATATTTAATTTCTTTCTTTTGAGCTTCTGTCAAAGCAGAAATAATTCCAAAACTGGTTTCATGACCAGTACCAGCAATATTAGCTTTTTTAAGAGGAGAAGCATAGGAATAACCTACCATTTGTCTAGGACCAGAAAGGTTTTCTCCAAGACTTCCTACGAGATCAACACCACCAGTTACTTGTGAACCAACTTGATCTGTACCATAAATCGATTTAGATACTGCATTACCAAAACGAGGATCAGCTGTACCGCTAGCGGTAACAGAATCATCACCAATTCTTGGTGAATAAACAAAATCCAAGAAGAAGATCAATCCACTTGGAAGAGACATTGGTTGAACGGAAACAAGATCGTTTGCGATCAATCCAGCAAAAACGCGACGAACAATTGGGAATGCAACTGAAGCAAAACCTTCAACTTGACCATTTGACATTGCGTTAGATTCGCGAAGAAGTTCCTTCGCTTGATTTTCGAGAAGACGTGCCATGTTATGACGTGCTTGTTCGGTGTCTAGACCTTCCAAAAGACCGGTAGCTGACCACTTAGAAAGTAGAGCTTGACCTTCTTTTTTCAAATCACGATTAACAATGCCTTCACTTAATGTTTGAATTATAGACATTTTATTTCTCCTTTAAATTAGTCTATGCCAGCAAGTTTTCTCATTCGAGAAGCAAAATCATGCGACTCAGTAATGTTTTCTTGCTTGCGTCTTGGCAGATGTGCAGAAAGAACTTGTTTTCTTTGAACAGACTCACTAAGTGATTTTGGACCTTTTTGTTTTGATCCCACTGTAGTTTCTTTAAGAGTTTGATAAAGAGTTTTTGCTTCTTTCAAAGTCTCTGCCTTAGCGATGGCTTCAACAATTTTATCTTTTTGTCGCTCATTCAAGGAGGCATCGCGTAAAACTTTATTGCTATATAATAATCTAGCATTTTGTAAAACCATTTCTTCTAACTTACCTTTCATGTCATCAAGAACAGTTCTTAATTGATCTTGTTTATCTTGATACATGAGAACAGAGTTTTGTAATTCTCCGACCTGTTTTTCTAATTCTTTTGCTTTTTCTTTATATTTTGTGGATTGTTGATGCGCCAATTCTTTCTCGGCATCATATTTTCTTGAACCATTATCTGTAACAAAATGGCCATGCTTGACCTCTTCCATATCAACAACAAGAGATTCATCCAACAATTCTTCTTCATCTTCAAGCATAGAAATTAGTTCATTTAATAAATCATTTTCTTCGTCTTCACCTTCTTGTAAAAGACCTCCTAAATCGCCCATATCTTCTGCTGGAGGCTGTTCGGCTGCTGGCTCGGCACCAATGTCTGCCGCAAGAGATTCGGTGTCCTGTGGCTGTTCTCCGCCGCTTGTTGGGTCTTTTTCTGCTTGTTGTTTGATTGATTCCAAATCAAGACGAAAATCTTCTGGATTAAATTCAAATTCCATTTCCATCTCAACTGGTTCATCATCAGCAAGAGAAGGATCGGAGGCGAATGGAATATCCATTTCTTCTTTAATTGTTTGCTGAGAAGTATTTCCTTCTAAAAGTTCTTCAACAGCAGCTTTAATTTCTGATGAATATTTGTCGATTACCGCCTGCTCTGCGTTTTTTAGAGCGGCTTCTTTTAAAGCCTTTGCATCAACAATAGCTTGTTCTAACATAGATGACATCTACACTCTCCTATTTTTAATAAACGTTTATCACAATAAATAGTTTGGTGATTAAGAAAAGACATTAATCTAAAATATAAGAGGATACAATGGTGTAAGATATATATTTGTTTCCATTGTTGTTCCAGTTATTTGTTGGTGTTATACTAATCGCATAAATGTCTTGTGGTGTAAAATTAGAAGCAGAAAATTCAAATGTTGCATTTGTGTGATGTGCTAGATTGCCGCTTAAAACAGTCACACTTTCTGTTGAATCTGGATAATTGTCTAAATCATAAGCATCTGTTCCTTCGTATCCAATTCTTACAGTTATAGTTAAATCTCCAAGATCTGCGAGACTACCACCAGTGTAAGAACTTCTAAGAACTATTTTATCAACACTTCCGCTAAATGGAGCAACAAAAGTGGTGTAATATTGAGCGGAAATAGGTTCAGTGAGAGAATCTTCAGGTAAATAAACAGCGGAAGTGTTTGCATTAGAATTTAAAAATCCACCATAATTTATGTTTTTAATAAAGCTTTTATTTTGATAATCATAAATATTTGAATTAACCCTAAGATCGCTATCAACTGTTGCTGCTCCGCTAACATGTAAAGTGGTTTCCAATGAGGATGAGACAATTACTTGATTTTGAAATCTTGATGTTCCATCTTGTTTAGTTCTTAAAACTTCAATAGGAGGTCCGCCTTGTCCATCTGTTGATAAAATAAAGTCATTATCATTTCCTGTTCCGGAACCTGAATAAATTAAGTTAAAACCAAAAGTGTTTGTGGTGTTGCCAAATCTCATTGCAACAACATCATTGTTAGCAGCAGTAATGGAAATAGCTGTTGAATCACCA